AAAATCGTAAGAAACGAACAAAAGACCCAAAATTATATAAACAAATACAACAGGATATTAATAGAAAAGTGGATACAGCACAATCTATGCCTGATATAAGTAAATTAATGTCATTATTCAATAGACCCTTACCAAGAAGTCCAGTAGAAATAGGGACAATCGGTCAAAGATTATCAAAAATGGGAGAAAAGGTAAGTAAAGTTGAAAAAGATATAAAATCATCAACTGTTAAAGAAAATTATACTAAATTAAAAGAGCAACTATCAAATGTTAAAGATAAATATAATAATAATACTATGAGTTGGGATGATATAGATAATATTTATAGTTCAGGTAAAAGGTTCGGTCAATCCATTCAAACAGATATTCAAACAGTAATGGGAATGAAAGGTATGTATGACAGCACAAAAGAGGGTGCTAAAAAAGCGTATGATTACTTAACAAGATTATTAAATCGTAATAGACCAAGTGGAACAAACGCATTTAATCCAAGTGGAGAACAAACACCTACACCTCCTCCATCATCATCACCTCCGCCTCCGCCTACGCCTCCACCTACACAAGAACCACGAGTATTTCAACCAAGAGAACAAACAGAAGATACAGAAAGTTATTTACAAAAAGGATTAAATTTAATGACTAATCCTATTGTTGGAGCAGGATTATTAGGAGTTGGTGCTAATTACTTAATGGGACGACAAAGAATAAACCAATTACGAGAAGAAGGAAGAGATATGAGAGAAGAAGCAAATTTATCATTACAAAGAATGAGAAACAGGGAAGCATATAATTCATTCAGAGATACAAGTGTTTTTAAAGACTTACAAAGACAAACAGGACTTCAAGACCAAGTTGAAAATGATATGAAAATAGTTGGATTTAGGGAGGGTTCAGTAGCACCAAGTAAAGAAATGATAGAAAATATTAGGGGTAGAGTTCAACAAGGTTCGTTGGAAAAAAGAATGGATAGATTAGGACGAACAGAAGAAGAACAACGCCAATTTGAGGCAGAACAAGACAGATATAACGAAGAAATGACGCAACAACAATTAGCAGAAAGACAAGAACAACAAGAACCACAAATGGAATAAATTTAAAAGTATTTAAAATATATATTATATAATATATGGATAATAATAACAATTATCAACAAAGGAAATTTAATTATATACCAAGACAACCAATAGAAATTATATTAAATTCACCTAATGGAACAATTATGGGAGGAACAAAGGACGGGCATAAATTTTTTGAATTAGATAAAGAAATAACAGCAAGAAAGGATGAGAATATTTTATTACATTTAAAAAAGGCATTTATACCATTCAGTTTTTATTGTATTTCATTAGGTCAAAAAAACAGTAAATTAGATATTACTGAAACTAATAGTTTAGGTTCAACAAATACTTATGCTATAACAGTTGAAGACGGAAATTATAATATTAGTGAATTATTATTAAGTATTAAAACTAAAATGGAAAGTGCCTCCACATTTGATTATGTTTATGAAATTTTATATGATGATAATACTTCAAAAGTTTCATTTTTAATCAAAAGTGGAACAAATGTTGCTAATACAAAAATATTATGGAATACAGGAACAAATAAAGATTTATCATTATTAAGAGTATTGGGTTTCTCCGCAGACAGCGATAAAACATTTACTAATAGCACTACTGCTGTAAGTGATTTTGTAGTGGATTTAGCAGACGGTTTGGATAGTCTCCATATAAAAAGTAATTTGGTTGGTGATAATATTGTATCAACAGCGGGTGCTAAAACGGGAGGAGCAGGTGAATTATTATTAGTCCCTGTTGATTTATCCCCCAATAGTATATTATATTTTGACGACGGTGCTAATCCATTTAAACACCAAATCCCAGCAAGTAGCATTAAGCGGATTGAGATAAATTTTACAGATAATAAGGATAATGTTGTAGATTTTAACAATATACCATATACATTAATTCTGATTGTAGAATTCATATTTGACCCAAATTCAAATTTAACTCCACAGACTGTTAGAAGTCTTCAAACAAATAATAATATTAAACAGGTAGAGGAGAAAAATAAACAGTTATTCAACTTATTAATGAATAAAAAAGAAATAAAAAAAAATCAATATATATTATAGAATGAAAATTATAGAACGGGAAAGTGGAATAGAAGCAAAAGGAGCAAAATTTCATACAGCGGGACGACCCGATAATTTGAGTGAATTTCTTAATTATGTTAATTTAAGTATTATAATTGGATTACCAGCAAGTGGTAAGTCTTCATTAATCAAAACATTATTGAATGGAACAAATGAAGATAATTTGTATAATAATGTTTTTAATAGTGTTTATTATATTTCTCCAAGTGATACTATGGATTTGAATTTACCTGAAAATAAAATTATTAGTTTAGATACAGAACCTCTTGAAAATATTTTACAGAATATTATTGAAGGTGAAAAAGAACAGGGTGAAGAAGATGACCCGCATAGAGTTCTAATAATCCTTGACGACGCAATAAATTACATCAACACAAACCGCAGGGCATTAGGAGTATTCAGAAAATTAGTGATGAACGGGCGTCATATTTTAGGGCGTAATTCAAGTGTAGCAATTTGGATAGTTTCACAGAAAATTAAAAGTATCCCACTTACAATCAGAAGTCAGGCAAATCAGGTGTTTTTCTTCGAAAGCACAAAGGCAGAGAAGGAGATTATACGAGATGAATTTACACCGTTAGACAAAAAAGAAGGAGAACAATTATTTAATTATGTTTATGACGCACCACACAATTTTTTATTTATTAATTTACAATTACCAAAACTGAAAAGAATGTTTAAAAATTTTAATCAGTTAATTTTAAAAAATGTATAAATTGATTTATTTATTATAATTTTAATGGACGAAGAACAATTATTAGAGTTAATACTACAAATTGTTAATAAACAAAATGAAATGAAGGATGAAATACAATTTAATAGATTATTCATTTACATTTTTATATTTTGGTTTTTATTTTTGAGATAAATTTGGCAAATATATTATAAATAATTGCCAATTATATCCCAAATTTCAACAACTTAAATTTTTTTTTTAAATCGCAATCAACAATTTTAAAAGTATGAAATCTGTTGCTTATAAAATACTGCTTTTTATTAGGGTTTCACTTAATGAATGTTAAGGATAAATTTGGCAAATAATTATATATAAATTGCCAAATTTACCCTTTTATTATGACAAAAACTATAACAAATCTAAAAACAAATATATAATATAATATATAATAAATGAATATTGCCGAAATTATTAAATCAAATAAAAAAAACATTAGTGAAACTTCTTTAAAAGCATATACAACAATCCTTAATAAATTACATAAAATGGTAAATGGCAAGGGGGATATACAGAATTTGGATTTTTTAGATAATTTTGATAAAGTAATGAAAATCTTAAATGAAAATTATAAAGATACAACTAAAAAAAATTATTTAGTTGCTATTGTTAATTTAATCAAAAATATCAAAGGTAAAGAATTAAATGAAAAGTATAATTCTGAAATGATGAAACTAAATGATTTAGTCCAAAAAAATTATGATAAAAATAAAAAAAATGAAAACCAAAAAAAGAATTGGATTGAATATGAAGAAGTATTGAAATTAGTTAAAAAATACAAAAAAGATACAGAACGATTATTTACAAAACCTATTGAAGATTTAACTAATAAACAAAAGGATTTAATACAACAGTATTTAGTTTTATATTTATATTCAGGTATTCCGTTTCCTCCATTAAGAAATGATTTCTCTAATATGAAAATTGTTAATAGAGATTTTAAACGAGATGAAGATAAAAATTATTTTGTAGTTCAAAGCAGAGATTTTCCGTTTTTTGAATTAAATGAATATAAAACTTCAAAAAAAGGTGGTAAGAAAATTATACCTGTGAAGGATAAAGAATTAAGACGAATTATTCATAAGTGGGTTAAAATTTCTAAAAAAGATATATTACTGATTAATCCACAAAGCGGGACTGCTATGACTGAAAATGGTATTACAAAATATTTACAAAAAATATTTATGAATAATTTAGATAAGAGTATCAGCAGTAGTTTATTAAGAAGTATTTATATTTCTCATAAATACGATAATAAGAAAATGACTAATGAAGATAAAAAAGA